TTCTCCCCTGATAAATTCAGGGTGAGAAGGGTCTATACATCTAACTGAGTAAGACTTACCCTTGTAAGTTACTGTAGGCACTTAGAGCACCTCAGTTGTACATTACTAGAATGTCCGCTTTGACGTCTGATGCTCCACCGACTACGTGTATTGTTAGTGTCAAGCCGCTTCGTGATATATCAAGCGCCATGTTGTTGCTTGCATGTGCGTCATTCACTGGGGCTGAATCATTCTCTTGGATAAAAGCACAAAGAATGCTTGAGATTCCACCACTAAGAATGACTGTCTCATCATCTGCTCCGCCTGTTATTCTTATTATAGCCATTTTGGGTGCTGGGTCATACCCGTTTGCACCATCGCTGTTGGAAGCATTGAATGTTCCCGGACCACCGCCCGGATAAGATACGTCCGCTGCGCCGTCAAGCCATTCTTCTGTGTCATGTGACCCTGCTCGTAGTTCCCATGCTCCAACAAGTGTTGCTGTTGCTGTGCCTGCTAATGTTAATTCTGCTGCCATATTTTTCATCTCCTGTATGTGTTATCTCCATCAAACCTCAAGACAAGTCTCGGATTGAACCGTGGCCTCCAAAGAAAGTTGTCCAAATTTCACCCATGGTTCGGTAAAGTCCTTCTTGACCGAGGCGGTTGATGGCGAATGGGTCTCCAGTTTCGATACCTGACTCAAAGTATTGAGTTGGTTTTGCGACACTAAAGTGTATGTAGTCAGTGTCCAAGAAGTACATACGGCTGATGCCGTCCTTTGCAACGTCCTTGGATGGAATGATTGGGACACCGTTGTAAGTAGCAACGATGAAACCTGCTTCAACACCGGGTACACCCTTGACACCGTTGAAGGTAGGGGTGACACGCTTCTCTTCCATGAATCGCTGTTGCGCTTGGAGGAGTTGTTGGATTCGCATCAAAGTGTCATATCCAGTGAGGATGACCTTTGGATTTCCACCACGTACCCAAATCTTTTGGAAGATGTCGTCGAGGTGGTCAAGGCTGAGTACACGCTCAGTCAAGCCTGCATCGGTTGCGACGTTGACCTCAGCGTTGGACCAAGTGTTTGCGTCTCGGTCAATGCTGTAAATGTCAAGGTCAGAAGCAGCGCTAACGTGTGCGGTGTGAGTAGTGGAAGCACCACTGCTCACAGTTGCTGCGTACGCAGTACCAGTACTGTCCATTGTGCTTGAAGCGGTGACACGGTCGAGGGACTCGTAAT